ACGTCTTTCTGACCTTTCTTGAACCCGGTCGCGTCGAGGCCCAGCGTGACAACCAGCGCATCGATAATAGTTGCCATCAGTTAGACTCCTGTGATTTATTGACGACCATCCGGTTGTAGTTATCGACCGTAATGATTTCCAGCCACCACCATAAATCCTCAACGCCAAGTGTCGTGCTCAGCTCTGTGAGAGAGCACTTACCAGAGGAGAGGACTGTAGCTATGGTTTTGGGGACGTTGACGTATTCAGCAAGCCCGTGAACCTGCTCATGCATCATTGGAGGAATATCTATTGGGCGGCGGCCTGAAAAAAATCCACGTGCAGTTTGAACACCTCCGCCCTCAATTTCAGGCGGGTTGATATCTCTTCGATATCATCATCAATGAGGCGGCGCTTAATGTTCTGGTTTGCAGCATCTGGCACGCACTGAACGCACTCCATTAGCTCATCGAGCAGTGGTTTAGCCTCTGCCGGCGGAATCTGCGAGACCATTTTTAGTCCGGTTCCAGCCATTGCAGCGATACCCATATCCGCGAAATTATCTGGCAAATCGACGCCGCTGCGAGCCATCGCCATACCTGCGCGGATGGCCCACCATTCAGCCTGAGTGGCTGACATTTCGCGGATGTAGAAAACTTTGCCAGCATCGCGGCCTTTAGTTTCTGTGTAGTAGAGTTCTTTGCGTGCCATGTTATGCCTTATGCGGTGTAGTTTTCGCCGGTCACTGATTCCCAGTTGATCTGGTAGGTCATCTGCTGCAGTACGCGGTTAGCGTCAGGGATCGCCTTCACGCGCTGGAGGATGCCATTGGTCAGTGTGAACTTACGGCTGATGGCTGGCAGGATGATGGTCGCGTTACAGCGGAAGATAGCCTTCGAAGTAACCGAGGTTAACTGCCATGTCTCGAACATCTCACGGCTCGGGCTGTCCGGCATGATGGTGATTGTTTGCAGGTATTCGCCAAACACAAAGCCGCCTGACAGCTTGCCGTCAGCGCCACGCACAGCAACTGCCATCTCGGTATCGCCCAGCGCAAACATCGCGTCTGCAGCGTAGCCTTCAAGCGTCTGCGCTGATGGGTACAGGTTGGTAACAGTGAGAGCGAAAATAGCGTCAGCACTGGTGATGGTATTAGCCATTTAGTCGCTCCTTACTGGACTTCAATTGAGGCGAGAGTGATTTTCTGCACACAGCCGCCATCGCAATACCACAGCGTCATGCTTGGGCTTGTTCGGTCAACTCGCTGGGCTGATGTTGGGTTGGCGATGTACAGATACCAGCCTTTCGCCAGAAGCGATGCAGAGATGTCGGATCCGACAGCATTAATGATTTCTGACCGCTGAGCAGCAGAGAGGCTGACGCCGGTTCTGATTCCGCCAAAGGTCACGCCCTGATTGATGGTGTCAGCGAACCCGGCTTCGATAATCGCCTTGCCACGCGCGTTGTACGGGATGGAGCGGTTAGATTTGAGCGTTACGATCGCATCCTGCATCAGGTTGGCATTCAGCCAGAGCTGGAAGCAGAAGCTGTCAAACCACTTGAAGTCACCGCTGATTGAACCATCAGCCCAGTACTGCGTTGAATAGTTATTGGCGGTGTAGGCGCCGTAAAAGTTGTAGCCATTGGCAATCAGCGCATCGTAATCGCTGGATGAGGTAACGTTAGCCACCAGGCCAGAGACCGACCGGAACTTAAACGGCACGCGGCCTTCCTGGCGGTCAAAGTCCAGAGCGGCTGCATAGCCCAGAGCTGAAGCCGCATGCACATTAGTGCCGTATACAGGGAGGACGTTGGCATAGTTGTTCACGACCAGAATCTGATGAGCGATCGTTTCAGTACTGCCACTGACCAGAGCTGATGCCTCATCTGTGTGAGCAACGTAGGCAAAGCGATAGTTCTGAGCACTAACCCAGCCTGCCAGAGCCAGATGCTCAGCATCAGTACACTCAAAGGCAGTGGTGAAGGTCGCCCAGTCCTGACTGCTGTTCAGCACTGAGATGAAGAAGTCAGTCGGGTTCTGCGCTACCGCGCCCTGAGAGATGATAGCCCCGGATGCCGCGGTTAGCTTAAGACCGGTTGCTACATCCCCTGATGCATAAGAGATGGTGCTCCCCGCGCCGGTCGTTGCAGAGGTGATAACGAATGCTTTCTGCGTGGTATCGAAAGTGACAACAACAGAGTCACCGATGGCCGACTCAATCAGGTCGGCCGCCGCCGCAAAGCTGGTTGCGCCGCTCAGGTTGATATTGGTCGATGTCTCGGTTGTGCCGTCTACTGTAATGGTCAGGATGCCACTCAACAGCTTTAACTGGTCGAGTGTTACCGACGCCATAGAGCCAGAGCGCAGCCATGCTGCTACCGGCGCATCGTTGTATTGAGCAAACAGGAGCTTGCCCGGGTTCTTCGTCGAGTTGTCATAGCCGCTGAAGTAGATAGCAGCCATTGCGTACTCATCCGAGGCGCTGCCAAAGTATTTGGCTACATCCTCTTTGGTAGAAAACGATGCGACGCTACCCACCGGCGCATAGGTACTTTGGGTGAGGATAAGACCATTCAGATCAACCGCGTTACCGCCAGCAGCGAGCACGCCGGGGTTAATCTGGACATCTTTAGTTAACGGAATTGCCATTTATAAATTCTCCGGTGGGAATTTTAAATCTGCGGCCACAATGCCGACTTGAATGCTGTCCATGAAATCCAGGGGTGTGGCTATCACGGCGTTAAATTGCGCGATGAAGTCGAGCGTCCAGCGGCTTTCATACTGCTGTTCTGCGTTAATCATCGTTGTCTGCTGCGGCTCTCCCGCATAAAGCGGGGTGACCGGCATGTTGCTCTGGCGAAACCAGTTAGCGGAGTATTCAGAGCGGATCATGGTGCCAACAATGGCGGCCATTTCCTGAGCTGATTTGCCGTAGAAATCCAGCTGACATCGCCATTGGTTACTGCGCTGGGTTAGCTCACTACCCTGACCGACGCCCGGATCGTTGTATCCGACACGGTTTGTCGACAAGCCGGTAATAAGCATGGGCGTCATGGTGACGAAATCCTGATTCGGCATAGGAACCAGGTTCTCCTGCGCCAGAAACACCTCAGCGTCGACGAGGGATAATAAAAAACCGCGCAAGGCGGCCGTAAGATCATCCTGTGTAATGCTTATGGTCGCGCTCATGTGGATACCTGCAGCGTGACAGCGAAGGAGCACCAGTCAGGCCACTCTTCCAGTGGTTGCGTAATCAGCCATGTTTCGCCGTTTACGATGAGCTTGTCGCCGCCCTTTTGCTTGGGTCGGTTGACGCCTTCAAAGTTACCGTTAACGTAGGCCTTCTTTTTGATGCCCTGCAGGTTTAGCCCGTCGAGCTTCATCAGATCGGTATAGGCCAGCGGCTGAAGCTGCACAGTCACGATCTGTTCTGCGTAAGCAGGCACACGATGGCCTGCCGCATCTGTCATATATGTGCCAAGGCTTACCATCATCACGCCCGGAACGTCCGGATTAACAACGGTGATGGCCCGGCGCACAATGCCATGGAGATTCATACGCCGTCCTTAACGTCATAGTCGACAGAGTTGAGCATGTGAGAGGTTTCGATAAGGGGCTTTTCGAATCCCTTTCTGGCGATCGTAGAGGGTGCCAGCGCAGGCTCAGTAAACTCACGAATTGACTCCTGCAGCTGATCTTTAATGCGCTCACCCATCAGGGAGAAAAGATTGGTCGCATCATAGTTGTTGGCAACCGCAATCTTTCCGATGTCATCACCCCACTGAGGTGATTTATCTTCAATCATGCGGCGGAAGAATGGTCGTGGTGGCCGATTCATGCCGGGGTCACCAAACTCATTCGCTGCCGCCACCATCGGAACCGACTCACCATCAGGATATGTCGCTCCCTCAAGGAATCCGACACGAAGAGTTTTGGCATCACCGAGGCTTTGCGCCAGCTCAGCCAGCTTCTTCTCCAGCGCGTCACCACCTGAAAATGAACTCATCGCTACCTCCGGTATGAACCTCTGCGGTTGTAGTGATAGGGGTACATCGACGGTGACCCACCAGGCAGGTAACGAATCGTCCGGAATGGCAGCGTGGCCTGCCAGTAAGCCGCACCATATGGCGTTTGCAGATACCACCATGATGCTGAGCTGGACGGCCCGGCATCTACCGACACAGAGACCGAACCTTCTGACGCGCTCGTTACCCGCCCAACTAACCCGCTTGATGCCTGCCCGCCCACGCCGCTATTCATCGCAGCAAGGTGAGCAACCAGCATATTCAGGAATACAGCCCGCTGACTCACATCAGTTACCGGGCTTGTATCGGTGTTATTCAGGTAGACCGTTGCCTCAACGAAATACGCCTTCAGCAGGTCATCACTCACCGAGCTGAACTCGGGATAACGCGCCCTGAACGCGTCCACATCAAAGACAACGACTGCCATGATTAACCCTTCTGCTTCATCGCTTCTTTATCGACTTCGATGCCCGGCGCCGGTTTATCCTGCGGCAGACCTTCGAGGCCAGTTTTAACGGAGGCGTTTTCTTTCGCCTTGTCCTGAGCGCTGTTGGTTTTAGCCTGAGCAAATACCAGCTCATTCTTCACGTATGGCTGATCGGCATGCGCTTTCAGCCACTTATCGAAAGCGGCCTTATCAACATTTTCGGTCAGGCCATAACCACCAATGACATTAGATGAATTGGCACCATTTAAAGTCACCGTATAGCCTTCAACTTCAACGACAAGCCCGTTAGGGAGCTTGCAACCTACTGTTACGACTTCAGCCATTTTTTAAACTCCCAACATAGTGGCGATTGCCAGCGGTTGACGAATGATTGCACCCCAGGTGCCGCCAGATTTTTTCTGCTTCCATGATGACTCTTCGGTCACTACCGCATGCGCACGCATCTTCTCAGTGAAGGCGGCGTAAGCGGTATCCTGCTCGCCAAGTCGATCGGCGATCAACTGAACCATTTCACCGGCCGGAGTGGAATACTCCACTGCGGTTTCGATTTTCAGGTTAGGGAAGTTTTTCTTGATCAGGTCCATGACGTTGATGCCGTACATGTTCGTCTTGGTCAGGTTAACTTCTGCCGAAGGCGACATAGCCAGCGTCATTGCATCAGTGCGCTCAATCAGGCCGCCGGTCTGTTTAACCAGTTGGTTCCACAGGCGTGACGCCACGTCGTCATAAACCAGATCGCCTGTTTTAGAGGACCACGCAACCGCACTGCCGGTGCCAGATGCAGCCGGAGTGATTGGTGCAGACAGAGACGGATCGTTAAGCAGACCGAAGTTTTGCAGGCCATCAATGCCGTAGAAGTAGGATTTGTTCTGGAACTTGTTCAGCACCAACGCAGAAGCTACGTTCAGTTCTGCTGCGTAACCGATACGCGCAGCACCGTACATGTCCAGCTCACGCTCGCCCCAGCGGGTGTGGGTCTGGTAATGGTAGGACTGACGAGAAACCCAGTTCACGTTAGCAGCTGTCATGCCGTTGTGGTTGTAGTCACCATAGGAGCTAGTTTCACCTGCTGATTCCACGATAGGGAACTGCGCGGTAAGCGTGGTCCAGTCGCCTTTCTTCACCTCACCGATGATTTCAGCTGCTTTCATTGGCGTGACCAGAACGCGAATCAGCTCCGGATCAACGTAGTTGGTGAAGTATGCCGGAATACCTGAGCTGCCAGTGGTGACCATTGTCGGCTGAGCATCCATCGCCAGGCTGAAGTTGTCGGCAAACTCCGGCTTCAGGTACTGAGCGCGCTCGGCATCACGCAACACGATGCCGTACTTGCCGCTCGCTGCGGCGTA